CCGCGCCTTGTGGAAACACATGCACACAGTAGTCAAGAAACACCCGGCGTTCCATCTGATCGGAAACCCAGTCGACGAGATCTATATCTCTGATCGAATGGGCAACAATCTGACGGAAGGACAGGCGTACTTGAGCGGCGATTACGCCGATGCGACAAACGGACTCTTAAGCTGGGCAAGTGAAGAAGCTGCTGATGAAATTAGCAACCAACTAAACCTGTACCCAGTGGAGAGGAGACTTTTCAAAACGAGTCTCACCGGTCACATACTGCGAGGCAAACAACAAAGGCGTGGACAGCTCATGGGGAGTATCACTAGTTTCGTAGTTCTATGTATCATAAACGCAGCCGCATGCCGTTGGGCATCAGAGGTCGATCAAAGGAGGTTATTCACCCTCAAAGACAGCCCAATAATGATCAACGGAGACGATTGCGCAATACGATGCACAGAAAGGGGACGACACGCTTGGCAGAAAATAACTGCTTTCGTGGGACTCGAGGAATCTGTTGGGAAAACATACTTCACGAGGAAATTTGTTGAGATCAACTCAACTCAATTCCGACGTGCAGACGCCGACCCACAGACTCTCATACTCGAGAAGACGGAGATGATCCGTAATCCCGTCAAATACGACGGGGCCCCAAAAACCGTAAAAATAACAAGAACGGTCAAACGTGTAATCCCCTTCCGGATGACGAAGTACGTGAACGTAGGGCTAATGTTCGGCCTCAAACGTTCAGGTCTTGGGGTTGGTCTCAACGACCAAGATGATCCCAGACAAAACCTCGGCACCCGGTACCGGGAATTTATGCGAATACTCCCTAACTCAATGAGGGAAGTAGCACATCGCGCATTTATCAATCACCACAGGGAACTTCTCAACGCAACCCGCCTGCCCTGGTTTGTACCAGAGTGGATCGGGGGAGTCGGACTAATAGGCTGGAAGGAACCAAGCGAAATGGATCTACGTATTGCACGTATGATCACACTTAACTGGAAAACCAAACGGCCGATCAGTCTTGCTCACCAGGAATCAAACTGGAAAACCTGGCAGGAAGCGTCAAAGAGAGTTCCGAGCCCCTATGTGGTGCAGGAGAAGAACTCAGGGGTAGAATTGTATACAAGAGCAGTAGCATCGGAATGCATAAATCTACTCTTTGATGACAATATAACCCTTGAGAAACTGTTTCAAGTTGTAACTGAGACACGAACAGCAGGTGCAATCAAGCACAACGCAAGACTATGGAGTCCTGCGTCATACAAGAAGCTGTCGTCGCCAATGGACCTCACGGACCTATGGTTCAAACCTCAGTACCTCTCCTATGAGAAACAACGCGCGCTTCCCTCTTCCTCACTCATCTCTACAACACTCGATTAACAAACCGAGGGGGTAACGTGTAGTCATAGCGACAGCCTGTTAAGGTCTAACGTCGGCAGCAATGCTAATGAAAGTCTAACATACTGACACAATCTATTCACTGAATTTCAGATAATAGATTGCCTCTGACACGCACCATCCCCGGTAGTAA